GCAGAGCGTAGTGCCCGAGCTCACGAGCACGGCGCAGAACCGCGACGTCGTTGTGATCGCCCCACGAGCGGGAGAAGTACTTATCGCCGTTGGGACGATCGAAGCTCTTCTCGCCATCGAGGGTGTCGACTTCTTTCATCACCGACTCCTTGGTAGTGCTCGGCAGCGCTGCCTTGCGAGCGTTCACGCGCCCAGCCGGATCAACAATACCTTGCATCGCGAGTTGGTGATCTCCGAAGATGCTCTGCATCACGAAGCTCTCCAGCGTCGACCACAACGACGGGTCGAGCCCATCGATGATCTCTTTGTGCTCGGCCAAGCCGGCAGTAACGGCAACCTTGTTGGTGATAGTCATTTCAGTCCTTGCGTTGTAGTGGGTTGTAGTGGGTACGTAGTATTGTATCTTCTTTAGAAAGCCAGAAGATTCTTATCGAGCTTGCGAGAAGAACGGACCTTGTGGACGCGGCCCAGAGCCTTGTACGGGGTCTTCCCATTGATCGCAGCTGCGGCGTCCTCTTCGGTGATCTCGATGACGATCGGAGGCGTGCGAAGAGTGAAGCCCGAGGAAACGAACCGGCTAAGCGGAGAGAAGCAGAGGTACTGAAGAATGTTGAGCATGGTCGTCCCACGGAGCTCGTCGTCGCTGAGGCTCGAGTGGTCGATCTTGTCCTGGTGCCACTGGCCGTAGACGTCGAACGCAGTGCTAGTCTTCCACTGCCTGCGCGGCTGCGCGGTGCTGATCGTGCGGCGAAACGCCATGGCGCGCGTCTGCTTGTAGACGCCAGTCGCAGGCGTGCCAGTGAACTTGTTCTCCACGCTTGGCATGAACAAGTACTGCGCGACAGCGCCGCGGCGATCGTTGATGAACTCGAGATAGACCGCCTGAGCGATCGGCTTTCGATTATCGAATGTGGTAGTCATGGTGTCCTTTCGTAGTGGATGTAGTGGATGTTGTCATTATACTTTCTTTAGAAAGCAGACTGACGGTGAGCGCCGAGAGCCGCAACTGCTCAGGGGGGAGGAGCTGCGGCCCTCGGACGCGATCACTTGGTGGTGAGCACGGTGTACGAGGACTCGAGAAGAGTCGCCTCGTACGCCTCCGGCCACGCGGCCTTGAGGGCCTCGCGATCGATCTTGCTCATGTTGCGGTGCGAGATCTTGACTCGCTCCACGCCATTGATGGTGCCAACCTCGGCGTCACCGAGAAGCTCGCGGAGCGCCTTCTCGGCGTTCTCCTTCTCGGCCTGGAGGAGCTTGATCGTCGCCTTCGTGTTGTTGAAGGTTCGGATGAGATCCTCGGCTGAGGTCGGAAGGTCAGCGACCTGCTTGACCTCGGTGGTCGTGGTCGTGGTGGTCTGGGTCATTGTGGTGCTTGCCATTGCATGTCCTTTCGTCGTTGTGGCTTGCAGTTTCATTATACTTTCTTTAGAAACTCACTTGAAGCAAGAGACCTTGAGCTTCATGTCAGTCACGCCGATCGCGTCGCGCACTGCCGCGAGCTCGTCTTCGTCTTCGGCGTAGGTCACCTCACCGACAACCTCGTAGGTGCCGAGAATGGCGCCTGTCTGATCGTGGCGAAGCTTCCAGACGTTTCCGATCGTCCAGCCTTCGTACATCTCGCTGCCGGCGCCAACGATCACTCGAGTGGCTGCTGCCTTACGAGGCTGATCGACGCGCTTCAGCACGACAGCGATGCTGTCGGACATGTACCCGGGACCGAACGGATGCTCGAGAGGCTCCATCGGGTTCCACTTGGGATAGCCTTGTCCGTAGGGGAGGATCCCCTCCGCGACTCCATTGAATCTTTTGAACATTGGTGTCCTTTCGTTGTAGTGGCTTACGAGTTCAATTATAACTTCTTTAGATTATCGAACCGAAGCCCAGGAGTGCAGCTCGCTGAAGTCGCAGAGCTCGATGAACTTCTCGAAGTCGATGACCTCAACGGAGTTGGTCTTGTTGATGTAGACCTGCCGCGTGCTCCAGACGACGCATGGGATGTCATCGTAGTCAGGTGAGACGTAGTTGAGATCGCCGGCGGAGATGCCGAAGCCAGTCTCCTCGTTCCAGCCGGTGCCAATGATCTGCGAGATGCAGATACGGGTGGCGTACGAGGGGTCAGTCCAGCGAGGCCTCGCCTTCTCGAGCGCGCCAGCCAGCGCCTCGTAGCGCGAGTGACCGCCCCAGTGCATGTAGAGATTCACAGGGGTCTCGTCTGCGGGGGTCTCCATGAATTGGATAACTGCTCTGTCGCCCATGGTGTGTCCTTTCGTCGTTGGTATGGGGTGAGACCAATGGTATCTTCTTTAGAATTCCTTCCGAGTCGAGAACCAGAGGCCCGGCATAATCGCTGGCGCGATGCAGTCGATGCAGACTGGGTACGCCTGAGTCATTGGCTGACTCTCGTGGTCGACGAGAACTGAGAACGGAATGAACACGTTGTCCCATATTCCGACAGCGAGTCGGCAGTTCTCACACTCGATTTCGTGTGGACCAATGTCGAAGACCCCGGACAACGAGCAGGCAGCAACGTCATCCGGGGTCTCCAACAAGAAGAGGTCGTAGATGTTCACGACCTCAACGCTATCACATCAGCGCAGGATCTGCTGAATGCGCTTCAGCTCGGCCTCCAACGACGAGATACGTCCCTGCATCTCCTTGATAGCGATGTCATGGCGCTCGATGGCGCTCAGCTTAGTGCCCGTCTGCGAGGACGAGGCCTTAGCGGGCCGGCTCGTGTTGCGAGCCTTCCGGAGGGCATTGCGCTTGCGCGCCTTGCTCTTGCTCAGCACGTCTGGCAGCGGAGCGATCTCGACGCCGGGAAACGCGCTCTTCTTGACGCGAATCGGAATCGCAGCCGAGGTCCAATACAGAAGAGGAGTGCGTCCCTTGGTCATGCCGAGGAACTCGCGCTCGCCGTCCGTCTGCTCTCGGCAGTGCAGCAGGCCAACCTGGCAGAGACTGGTGAGAGCGATGCGGACCGAGTTTGACCGGCGCTTGCGCTCCGACGAGCGACCAGCGTTAAACGCCGAGAAGATCTCGTTCATGGTGGCTGGCTCGGTCGCCGTGCAGAGAAGCTCGTAGATCTCGAGCTCGAAGCTCGGACCAGAGACTGCGCCTCGTCCGCGACGGTTAATGAACTCGTCGAACTGCGGTGAGTTCATACGAAGCTGCTTGATGGTGTCGACCGTAACGGTCGGGTTTGACTGTGTCATTTCGTATCTCCGTGAGGTAGATGTCGTTGTGAGTGCCGGATCGGTTGAACCGGTGACATCATTATATACGGCTTTAGAATTCGAAGACGCTACGTACAGAATATTTTTGTTCGGTCACCGAGTCGAGTTAAACTCGCGGGATCCGGAAAACCAGTCGCGTCGGGTCCAACGTATCCGATTTGGCGCTGCCATCGAGCGTAGCCGGCTCGAGTATACTCGTCGTACACGCCGTTTCGGTGGTACCTCAGATCGGAGACGATTTCGAGTGCCCGCTGGAGGTTATAGATATCGGCGAACGCGCCTGCTTGAATTCGAGCGATCGACACTACAGGCTTCGGAAGGTGCCCGTCTGCATTTTTAGTCCGCCCAGGCCGGACATTGAAATTTGGGCGCCCAAAACCGATTGTTTCGCGCGTCCAGCGTTCTATTAATTGAACTGAGTTCTCGACATCGCCTTCGCAGGCCACGAACTTGTCGTCTTTGAGCACCTGAACAACGATCCCGCAGTGCGGAGCCTGAAAACGCGAACTTACGCGCGCAGAAAACGGATAAAAGACGATATCTCCAGCAACAGGTGAAATATAGAGCCGTCTGCTATGAGAAAACTCGGCCAGGCCGGAACCTGTGTACACGCACGATGGAACGTCAACGCCGGCGTCGTACGCTACGCAGTCAATGAACGCGCCGTCCCACGGAATGTCGTGACCGAAATAACCAACCCGTCTGCTAAACGAGTTCTCTCCACCAGGCCTGACCTTGAAGTCAGCGTACTTCAGACACTCGGAGACGAGTCCGTCTGCAGATCTTCCAGCTCCAGGCCGGACGTCACGTCGAACATCTGATTCAGACCCTGAAGAAGAAGTTGTGCCTCGTTTGCGCGAGCCGAAACGCGAATCGTCTCTTCTCTTGTTCGACATAGATCAACGTCTTCTTTCAGCCGGTCTGCTAAGATCTGCGCAAGCTTCGAGACTTCTTCTTTGCTCATTCCGTCTACTCCTGTGCTTCGGAATCGTCATTTGTCTCGTCACTTGCTTCTGGTAAACCAATTCCGTCTGACGCGAGCCTCGATGCGACGTCGATCGCATTTTTGGCGAGTCTCTCCAGACGTTCGTTGACTATATCTGCTGCGGAACGTCCATCGGTAACTTCTACACGCGCGTCAAACTCGACACCACCACGAACGCCGGCGCGATCGAGGATTTCGGTTGACGCCTTGAGGCGCACCGGCTCGGACGCTGCCTCGGACATGAGTTCTTCAAGAACATCGACAGCGTACGGAGCGGCCTGAGTCAATTTTGCGCGCGCACGTTCGACGTCCTCGCCGGGTTTTCTCGAGATCGAGCCGAGATGAATACGGCAGTAACCGTCATCCTTCGGGCGTCCCGAGCTCCACATCATGCATCGAATACCGTCGTCCTTGATCGCGCGACAACGAGTTGGAAGAGCGGCCGGCTTTCTTTTCGCGGACGGCGGACCGCCAGCCTCCTGCTCTTTCAGATAGTTTCGAGTCGCGCCAATGACCCAGGGAGGAACGATGTGATCTGCCGCCTCCTCGGCTAAGAGATCGTAACCAGTGACGTAATCACTGTTCAAGATATCCGGCTCAACGAGGATTGGGCGCTTCTCAGTAAGAGAAAGAACTCTGCGCGCTCGATCCATTTCGGGACTGCGCGCCTGAATTAAACCTGTCGGAACTCCGTTCGATGCGTAAACTGGGTCCCATCCCATTCGCGCGCGGCGAAGAGTAGAACGATTTACGTAATTGTCCTCGCAAACTCCACGCTCGACCTCGTGAATTCCGAGTTCACTCAGATCAGGGCGCATATTGATGGGATCATCAACGTGAACGTCTGGGCGCTCTACTGCGAGATCGTCATCAAATTTTTCTATCGCCATGAGAAGAATTCCGAGATTGAGTTGTGTGAGGGGTCCGCCGGGCGGGGAGAGGGCAACTACCGACGGACCCCTCGAGCGAGTAGCGAGCTACCGTGAAAGTCGATATTTCACCCGAGCCCAAAAACCGAGATTCTTCATTCTCGGATTCTCGACGGCAGGAGCCGTCTGCTCGGGAGCTGGCGCCGAGGCCGGAACTGATACAGGAACTTGATCCGTCTGCGGAATTTCTGTATCAGCGGGCCGGATGTCCTCGACGATCGGATCGACCTTCTTCGCCACTGACTTCTTTACAGGCGGCTTTTTCGCTGCGGCTTTCTTCGCCGGAGCTTTCTTCTTAGGAGCACCCGTCTGCGCACTCGAACTCCCCGAGGCCTGAGCCTTCTTTTTCGCGGGCGTTGATTTCGACGGTGTCTTCTTCGAAGGGGTCGCCTTCTTCTTTGGTTGTGAGTTATCGCTCATGAACTGTGAACTATAACCTACTTCAGCTGCCTGTGGACTCGTTCGAGAGGCTTGGGCCAGGATTGCCGCGCGTCGATGACGCTAGCGACGTGAGCACAGAGAGAACGGCGGCGACGACCGAAGCCTGCACCGCGTCTGTAATGTTGATCGTTAGAACATCAGCAGCGTCGGTGCCAACGAGAGCAACGAGAGTCTGCGCGAATGTCTTAATCGCTCGCTCCGCTGACGCCTTCCAAAATGATGATGACCACATAAGTGTAACTTCCTTTGTTCGGGAATGTGACGCGCTCCGCTTTGGCGAACAGCCTGGCGGAACGGAATCATTCTTCCAGGAAGAGGTCTCGGGCGATTTTCGCGAGAGTGAGGCGAAAAGCCACCTGTTTTGCGGCTTCTTTTAGAAACAATGGTTCTGCGGCGGCTATTATATAGGAATAGCAAGTGCTTCTGTGCGACACGAATTCGAGCCGGATGTGGGGGTCGAACCCACGACATCTCGCTTACAAGGCGAGTGCTCTACCACTGAGCTAATCCGGCAAATTGTTGAAAGCGCAGAAGCTGCTAAGTGACAACCTGAACACATGCTTATGTGATATTTGCAATTTTCCCAAGCCAACCAACTAACTTGGTATCTGCGCTTTCAGCGCCTCGAGTAGGATTCGAACCTACGACCAACGGATTAGAAGTCCGATGCTCTATCCTCTGAGCTACCGAGGCTATTGTTCGTACCGGGTGCAGGAATTGAACCTGCTCAAGTACTTTATAAGAGTACCTCCGTCAAACCGTCCGGACCACCCGGCATCTACTCACAGTAGACTGCGAAATGGGTCGTACTTCTTCGGGATTATTCGGAAAAGATGACCAGTCAAAACTGCCCATATTAGTAGAACAGCCGGGCTTGAGTATCTTCTTCTTGACAGACGGTAGAACGCTGTACTCAACGTTGTAACACCTTTACGCAGTGCGAGAACGTCATAGATCGTGATATACGCAATCAGTCCGACCCAAGCGAGGTGCCCCGCTGAGACTGTGGATGGTGGAAGATCACGGCCCGAGGTCGACATCCAAACCGTCCACTACGTCCAATGCTCTACGAAGTGCGAGGGTGTATAGAGTATCATCTTCTTCTTGAGGAACTCGAGACTCCCAGTCTTTGATCATCGACTTTAGTTTTTCACGAACTTCGTGTTTGTAGGTGAGAAACTCTATGTTCTGCTGCTCGTTCATGCTCTGCGCGCTGTCTTTTACTCTATAGATCCACTACGATTTTATACACGGCGATATGAAATTCTTTTGATCTGCTGTAGCCTTTTTCAAGATTCTCACTGGGTCAGACCGACGTCCTACACTCGTCACACAGCAGCGCATCGTATCCAGTTGGATACGTCGTAGCAATTCCCGACTGAGTTACTGGGACTGGAGTCAATGGCTTACCAGTAGATGCACCACAGCGATCGCACTTGAACTCGATAATCCAACGAACTTTCTTCTCTCGCTGGAGCAGTGCGTACAGACCTTGCGATAGAGCGTGCAATCTTCCACCACCTCGCGTAGATCTCAAGAATACTCGAGTATCCTCAGCCTCAAGGACAGGTCTACACTTCTTGCACGGACACTCCATTCTCGCCGGCTTACAGAACGTCACGCCTGCGATCTCGGTATGAGCAGCGACACGATGACCACACGCACATACTCTCTTGTCAATCTTGGTGTTTCGTGTCTCAAGCTCTCCTGCGTTGTATGCGTCTTCGATGTCCGCCGCTGAAGTTCCGAGCATCTTGAGCATCTCCTCTGGAGACATCCATTCGTTGTCGTTGCTCATCGTTTCTCCCTGTGAGAGTGTCGAAGTTTTGTACAAGCCCATTGTACACTACTCCACCCCCTGAGTCTGACTAAGTAGGAAACTCTTAGAAACTTTTGTTTTCTTCTATAAACTTTAGCAATAGACTATACAGC